AACGCAAGAAGCCGTATCGGAAGGCGGCCATCTATCCAAATTTTCCGTATCTGTACGACGACGAGCCGGACGAGGTCTTCAGGTTCCGTAAGCACGAGGCGACATGCCAGACAGAGTAATCGATCTCGACTTGTGGGGTGAAGGCGCGGAAAGGCTACCGGCGATCACAATCACAGGCCAGGGCCTCAGGATCGAGGGAAGCATAGCAGAGTTCGATAGGCTGATCCTGATTATAGGCGGCTGGATGAAATGACTCTATCAGACACAATCAATGCCTATTACATGCCGCTCTACAGCCCTGACCCGGCTGTGATAGAATATTACGCCGAAATTTTCGAGGGAATTAATTGTCTTCAATGGGAAGCGATGAGGGCCACGAGGCACACGAGAGCAGCCCAATGGCAGAGATGTGCCGAATGGAATGGGTTTCCATGTTCTCTTCAGATATTGCCCGGAGCATAATGCCGGTTGGAATTTAAAGGATTGATGATATGTGCCTCCAAAGTGTACTATTTGCGCTCATAAAAAGCGCGATCAGATAGATCGATGCGTCGCAAAAGGGGAGCCTATGCGTCGTATCGCGGCGCGTTTCGACGTAGGCGTAAAGTCTCTGGAACGGCATGTAAAGTCCGGGCATGTGTCGAAAGCAATCCTCGAAGCTGAAAAAGAATCTGAAGTAAAAAGAGGCCTCGACCTGCAGAAATGCGCCCGAGAGATCTATGATCTTGCTTTAGAGTCTGCCAAAGACGCGAAGAAGGCCAAGAAGTTCAATGCTATCGGTTCCTGCCTTCAACCAGCTGCGAAAGTGATCGATATCTTATCCAAAGGCGAACCTCAAAATATCAATCTTAACATGTCTACCGATTCTGATTTAGATGCTAAACTTGAAAGGCTTATCACGGGCCGAAAAGCTTGAGCTGATCAATCACCTCTTCAAAAAATATCCTTCCAAGTGGGCAGAAGAATCTTTCGGCCTGGTGCTCGATCCCTGGCAAGCCAAGATGCTGGATAGTCCTGCCAAACGACTCGCTCTCAACATCCATCGTCAGGGCGGCAAGAGCACAATGTCGTCCCTGATATGCCTGCACACTGCCCTCTTCCGGCCCGGCAGTCTCTCTCTTATCATCGCTCCTGCCCTGAGACAGTCCCAGGAGAATTTCAAGAAGATCCGGTCATTCATAGATCAGCTATCTGAAGTTCCTAAGTTCGACGAATCTACCAAGCTGTCGCTGCAATTCGAAACCGGATCTAGAATATTGTGCCTGCCGGGCGGCAACGATGGCAGAACCATCCGCGGCTTCTCAAGACCAGATGTCATAGTTGAGGACGAAGCGGCCCAATGCTCGGATGAGTTGCATTACGCTATCATGCCTATGATGGCTACCTTCCCGGACTGCAAATATGTGATGGCATCAACCCCGTTCGGCCAGAGGGGGCATTATTACAAGATTTGGACAGAATCGCAAGCTTGGGAGAAGTACGAACTCAAAGCATCAGACAATCCCCGCATCTCAAAAGAGTACTTGGAGGAGCAACGGACCAGCCCTATGGGGCCGTGGTATTATGCTCAGGAATTTGAGTGTGAGTTCGTGGCTGGAGAGACCCAATTGATCAGCCACGAAAGCATCCTGAAGGCGATGGATAGCAGTATTCCGGTAGTTGATATTTCTTGACATTCATAATTTCTCTCGATCCTGCCCAGCTCCGAGACTGGTCCGCTCTTGCGGTCATTGACATGCAATATCGGCCAGACACAAGACGGTTTGGCTACTCTCTAGTGGCGATGGCCCGGAAGCAAGGGCTTCCTTATGATCAGATAGTTGATTGGGTTTCAAGGATCTACCATAAGCCCGAGTTCAATCGGCAGCAACCGCCTGAGTTGGTGGTCGATTCTACTGGCGTGGGTGTTGCGGTGGTGGATATGCTCCATACTAGGGGGCTTAGGCTCAATGCGGTGACCATCACAGCGGGCGAATCTTTCAGCCAACAGGGATCCATCTTCCATGTCGGAAAAGCTAGGCTCATAGGCACGTTCCTTGGGGCCTTCGATGGCGGTAAGGTGCAGGTCAACCCCAATATGCCGATCTGGCCTCAACTGGAGAAGGAGATGCTGTCCTATCGGGCAGAGATATCTGCGCAGGGTCGCGCAAAGTTCGAAGCCGAAGAAGGAGAGCACGATGACATGATATTTGCTCTTGCACAGGCCATTTGGTTCGGCGAAGAGGCGAAACGGGGCAAGAGGCTATGATCTGCATTTTCTGTGGTTCCAAGATCGGCCAGGAGTTCCCGGTTCCTGTAGCCAGGCTGGAGTTTACGCCCATAGTTCCCCACGTTCCGGGCATCACCGACAACCGCCTGGGGCTCACAGTCCTGCAGGACCGCCTATGCTGCCAGGAATGCTACATGAAAATCCAGAAGAACGACTTTGAGGCCATACGAGAGGCCGGGAAGATGCCAGATGCTCACTGATCTATCTTTCGTTGCCGATGGCAAGCCCTGGCCGCCGGAGGACGCAGACGAAGCCGCCCGGCTCAAAGAGCATGCTTTCATGAGGCAGATCTACAACGGCCTTCACGAGAAAGTATTCCCTCGGTACATCGCCTATCTGGCAGATGCGTCCAAGGATTCCAAGAAGCAGAAGATCATCCTCGACTGGCCCGAGCTGGCCACAGACAGCTACATAAATCTCCTCCTAGGCGAAGAGCCTGAAATCGTGGCTGGGAACCGCGACGACCTGCCGGACTTGCCCGCTGACCAGGCTTTCATCGACGTCAGCCGGTACGGTATCGGTCTGTTTGAAGTATCCGATGCCGGAATTCAGGCGCTCAACCCCGAGAACTGCTATATCGTGGTCACTCCGGGCAACATCCAGCTACCCCAAGCGTTTGTCTTCTTCCATATCTGGAAGGAGAAAGATGTGCAGAACGGCAAAGAAAAAGAGATAGAGTATATCAAGTTCACTATCCACCAGCCCGGACAGATCCAGCATCTCATATTTGAAATTTCGCAGGACGGAGTTCTTGCGAATGTGACAGGATTACAGGGCTCTGGCAAGAAGCTCCGTGGTCCTCTGCCTCTGGCGGACTTTCCGACATACTCCGGCCTGGAAGTGAATGCCAATGGCTATCAGTATCCCGCTGTTGAAGACCTTTTGGTCGTTTGGATCAATAACAAGCTCTCGTCTGAGCGGTACTACGGCCAGAGCGACTACAAGCCTTCCATCATATCGCTCATAGAATCGCTTGAACTCCTCTTCGCTCAGCGGGCTGAGGTACTGGCGAAGTTCACCAGCCCCACTCCGATAGTTCCCGAATCAGCCACAGTCTTCAACCATTCTACTCAGGAATGGGAATACAAAGCGGGCCAGGCGATCATCACCAAACCCGGCGATCCATCACCTTCGCTCATGGTCTGGCAGGCTGAACTGGGCGCGGTGGACCGGGCGATAGAGCAGAGCATGGACCAGCTCCTCCAGATGCTCCAGCTCTCCAGGGTCCTCCTGGCCGGTCAGGGTCAGGGCACAGCAGAAAGTGGTTCTGCTCTGCGGATCAGGCTCATACCGACTCTATCAAAGGTTTCGAAGTATGCGCGGGCAGCAGAGAAAGCGATCCCTGCCGTGCTTCATCTCTGGTCCCAGCTCCACCCGCCCGAGATTCCAATCGAAGATATCACGATCAACCTCCAAGACGGCATCCCAGACGACCCGATGGAAGAAGCAAATGTGAACAACATTCGGGCGGCGGCTCTTGCCACCCTCAAAACAGTTGGAATAATCGGCCGGAGGGGGGCGTTGCAAATGGCTTTTGACAGCGGCCTTCTCAAGGCCCTGCCAGGTCTCGATGTGGAGCAGTCCATTGACCAGCTTCTAAGCGAGTCGTTGGACGAACTTATCTGATTATTATCTTTTGCCTACTCCGGGCATAATCGGAGGGGAGTTGATGTTTCATGACAGAACCGACAATACCACCAGCCGGTACGCCTCCGGCAGAACCAGGCGGCAACGAACCTCAGAACGAGGGAAAGCTAACTCAGGCCGAAGTTGATGCCATTGTGGCTGATCGACTGGCCAGGGAACGCAAGAAGTACGCTGATTACTCCGACCTGAAGAAGGCTTCGGAGGAGCTAGCAGAGCTGAAGAAAAGCCAGATGACCGAAGTCGAGAAGATGAAGGCCGAACTGGCTGAAAAAGATGCTCTGCTGCAATCGAAAGATCAAGAACTGTCCGGTCTCAAGCTGGAGCGGGTCAAGGCCGCTAAGCTGACCGAGGCGGGAGTGGCAGCCGAATGGATTGACTCCGTATCAGGAACCACGGAGGAAGAAGTAGCGGCTAGCGTCACCAAGCTGGCTGCAAGGCTCAAGGTCGAGCCGCCCAAAGCGGCTCAGGGCGCGGGGCAGACTGGCATCCAGAGCCAGGTCAAGAACAATTCTAAGATCTGGACTCAGTCAGAAATCAAGGAACTCCGGCTTTCCGGTCACCTCACGGATGAGGTTATGGCTGAAATCAAGCAGGCTACTGCTGAGGGCCGGGTTCAGTAGGTGCAATTATTATGGCTTTTGAATCATGGAAACCTGAAGTAATAGCCGCTGATGTCCAACATCAGCTGGAGAAGTCTCTCGTGTACGGTCAGCCCGGAGTGACTAACCGCAACTACGAGGGCGATGTACAGTTTGCGAAGAGCGTTAGGATCGTAGGGGTGGGCTCCGTCACCGTGAAGGATTACACCCAGAACAGCGACATGGCCGATCCGGATACAGTCCTGGATACCAGCCTTGAGATGACAATTGACTATGACAAGTATTTCAACTTCAAGGTCAGCAACAAGGATCAGGCCCAGACCAAGATCGATATCATGGGCGAGAACAACAAGGAAGCCGCATACGCGATTCGGGATGCCATCGATAGCATCATTGGATCTCTCTATACCGATGCAAGCGCCAGCAACCTGATCGGCACGGACGCTGCCCCCAAGACGCCTAACCTCACTCAGGGCGACGCCTCGAACATCTACAATCTCATCGAGGATTGTGGTGTGGCTCTGTCTGAAAGCAAGGTGCCTCTTGAGGGCCGATGGATGATAGTGCCCCCCAGGTTCGCAGGCCTCATTCGGAAAGATCTGAAGCTAACGGCTGCAGCACCCCAGATAGCTCAGCCCGGCATGCTGAACGGCAGTATCACGAGGCTCGGTGGATTCTCCATCATGGAGAGTCACAACGTCCCCAACACCGCCGGAGCCAAGTACAAGATCATGTTCGGCACCTCCAAGGCGATGACCTTCGCAAGCCAGGTCAACGACGTCCGGATCATGGACATGGAGAAGCAGTTCGCCAAAAAGGTTGACGGCGAATACGTGTTCGGCTGCAAGGTCGTGAGGCCCGAGTGCCTGGGCGTGATGACCGCATCATTCTGAGGTGGAAAGATGAAAAAGATATTTGCATTCCTGCTAATGCTTATGCTGCTCACTGGAGCGGCATCGGCAACATACACAGCAATCTCTAAGGTCGTCAGCCTTGATAACGAGAACGACTATGCCAGCGCTCCCGCCTCATGGGATACCCTGCTTGGCAACGGGTCAGTCAACTTCTATGCCTGGCCTGGCGGCTACGACCTCATGCTCATGGTAAACGTGACTGGGGTTAACGCGACAAACTACCTGAATGTCATGGCTGGGGACAACCCGCCCGCTTTCCGGTCGGATATCGGGAATCTCACTATATCCACTTGGACTGACGGAGGCAACGAGGTCCGGTTCATAGGCCCGCTGGAGTCTGCCAGGTTCATGAACTCCACCGGCTACCTTCAGGTCAGCTCAAAGAACCTGACGGGCAAGCTGGCAGTCCTTAAGGTGGCGAGCTAGTGGCCGCCGCTAAGACTGTCAGGTTCCGTACCAAGGCCACGGGCGTAACCTGGGAGATGGAAGAGGGCTCTGAAGCGGCATTGCGATGCCGTCGCCTGAAACTCGATTACGAAGAAGTCAAGCCGGAGAAATCCGGCTAAACATTATTTTGTGGTGATATTATGACAGTGGAACCAGGGGACCGTTCAACGGACACTCAGTACCTGCGAGACTTGGCAGCATGTATCGAGGGCGCGGATCTGACCGCTCTTCCGACTGACCTCTCCACCGACACGCCCTTCCTGCGAGCCCTGACCTCGGTCGTCTCAGGGAACGCGCTGAAGATTAATGCAGGTGCACTCTTGGCCGCCGCGCCAGTCTACTATGAGCGTTCCCGCATGTGGAAGAACAAAGGCAGTGACAGCGCGGGCAACCGCCGCACCCTCGTATCGCCGGACCAGCTGGGTGTAAACATTGATGGTCAGGGCTACTTCCTACCGGCTGCGGTGGAGCTTGACCTCAATGTGGCCGCCTCCTGGGATACTCAGACACCAACCAATTATGCAGCCCCAGCCAATCGCGCTGGCAAGGACTTCTATATCTATGCATGTGTTCCCGTTAGTGGATATGTGCCTGTAATCATCCTTAGTGCCGCCACCACCTACCCGGCTGGCTACACCGCAGACAATAGCCGCAAGA